TGCATCAACATCTGTAGCATCTTGAGAGAGAATATATGATTCTTGATTAGCGTTTTCAGCAGAAACTTGAACCGCGACTTGAAGCGTGGTTGTATCAATATTGGTATCTGGAAGTTCGAAATATTGTCGTGGATTCGTTTGTTGGTCGTATGTAAAAGTAAGTCCTGTTGGAAGACCTTCTTTGAGTTCTAAATTCTCAACTGTGATGAGACCAGTTGTCGTATTTTTTCTAGCAACACGGCTAGATGGTGTGACGAACACATAGTTGACACCATCTTTAGTCTCAGAAACAAAACGAGTAAATCTTGGAATAACAACTGCGCTATTTGCGTCGTTGGCGACTGGTGTAATTGACAAATCAACAAGAGCGCGTGCACACACGCGAGAGCGCGGAGTGTATCCTAAGAGTTTGGCATGTGAAACGACAGACTTACGAGTCAATGCAGTATCGATAAACATCTCATTGGCAACCATATTCAAATAGTAACCCATGTAATGAGTGTTGTACGCCAAAAGGTCGAGTAGAACAGACATACCCGAACCTTCGAAATTGTAGTCGCTGAATTCTGACTGAGACTTTAGATAAGAACGAAGGTTTTCCTTGATTCTATCAAAGTCTAGTTCAGCAACCTTGAGTTTTGCATCGACGTTTGCCATTTAGCGTACTCTTTGTAAAAAGAATGTTATTGATAAGGGTTCTAGAGAATTCTTTATGAAGAACTTTATTGTCACATCGTAGCGATTATCTTCGAAATTCGGAGTTGCAAGAACCTGCTGAACATCAACTCTTGGCTCGTAGTTTCTCAATGTAAACAAAATTGCATCTTGTATGAGCGAGGTTGTAATATTATCCATCGGCTCAAAGAGAAACTTCTTTAGATTCGACCCTAGATCTGGATTGAATGGTCTCTCGTAGTGCGAGGTAAGAAGAAGATTACGAATCGATTGAGCGATAGAATTTTCGTTCAGTTTTTTCGATAAATCTTTCGTGACTGGATGCACTCCAAAGTCAAGATCAAAATCAGAATATTTTCTTGCGATAAGAGACATTTGAGCCTATGAATATGGTTTTGATTATTTATGCTGGATCTGGGAGTTCCCCAGTAACTCCAGGATATGGATCGGTGTAATTATTCTCTAGCGTGGTCGTAGTGGTAACTCCAGAAGAAATCGAAACATCAACATCGAATGATATAGAGGTTGGCAATCCCACGATCTTCAAGAATTTACAGAAGTCTAAAGTGAACCACTGGAACAGAGCACCCAAGCCGATCAACTTGAAGAATTTGTTTATCTTCGCCATAAACTTCTTGATCAGATACATTGGCCATTGCTCGGCGAAGTTTTGCAAAACCTCGATATATCTGTGTATCTTTTCCTCTAAACTTATCACGAAATCCTTTATCTCACCGCCTATAAGAGAAGCGAGATTGAATCCGAATAGAGATATTCCCTCGATCACCTTTATAATTTGTTTTCGAATCTCATTTTTTATACGATCTGGAGCGTTTTTCAGTTGTTCGATTAGAGAACTTATGGCTCCCTGGATAATCGCACCAATATCGATAGACAAAAGAGCAGGTAAACTCGGTAGCCCTAGTGTATCCCAGATCGTCTTGAACTTATTGATCAACCCGCCGATCGCTCCATAGATAATAGAAAGCGCACCGTTCTGTAGTTTAGCCATAATGTAAGAAAACAGAATCTCAGCTCTGATTGCTATCGAGTTTACTCCATACTTCACACCATCATAAAACTTGTAGATATCTGGAAGCAATCCGAATAGAGAATCAATCTGTTCAGCGATTTGAGCCTTCAGTGCTGCTCTATATGAGGGGTCTGCAAATAGCGCAACGATATCGATAGAAAGACCGAGAACAGGAACTACAAACGAAATTGGTAAAACGTTATTGATAATCTCCATCAATTTCGCTTGAACGTATAGATGAAACTCCTGACATAGAGCAGTTATTCTTCTCTCCCATTCTATATCTGGAATACTGAGACCCTTGAAGATTGGCTTTGATAGTGAGATGGGAAAGTTTCCCAACAGTTTCTCTACCTTACTGATTATCGACTTTACCTGTTCGATGGCAGCTTCTAGTGGCGCAATCTTTTCAAGCAATCGTCTTCGAATTTCCTCGTCGACTTCTACTGCGATTTCTCTGCGTATTCGTTCGATTTCAACTGTCAGAACAGACGGAAGGTTTGCTATTTGTACGAATAGATTTGTCAATGCTGCTTTAGTCGGCAGCATTGTTCCTTCGCACGGAATAGATAAACTAATCGCCATTACTAACCACCAGAAGTATTAGAACTGGTTTTCTTGGAAGTTATTTGAACTTCTTCTAATGTCTCAGTTTTAGGGAATAGTCTTTTACCAATTTTAGTTATGGTTTCTTGTACAGCTCCAGCTCCTCTTAGATCTGGATCAACATTGAATTCAATATTTTTACCAGCAGCACGAACAGCAACATCATCTATTTTACCAATTAGAGTTTCCTTCAATCCACCTTTTAGGTTCAAGATATCGCCCTTATATCCATTGACGCTCGTTTCGAAGTTTGCAACCTTTTGAGTCAACTCTCCCAATGGAGAATTTTGAACGAAGTTGGAAATCAATCCGTCTGCCATAGAACTTAGATCTTTGAATACGTTACTGATTGAAGAAGTAATACCACTGAGCGATTTACCAACACTCAATCCTCCAGATTCAACTTTCTTGCCAGTTACTGTCACTTCTTGCAGCTCTGATGTATTTGCTGTTGCTGTCGCAGCATTTGATGCTGCTGTTGCAGCGTTTGTATTTGCTGCTTCTGCTGCATCCTCTGTAGATGGTGTTGAGCCACCCCCTGTCAATCCAGTTCCAGCTGCGGAGGTTGCTGAGCCAGATTGCATATTGATTTGAGCAGCTGGAATGTCAACAGTATCGCCCTGCAATGCTGCAGTTGCGCCCTTCAAACTCAACTTCTTATTGGCTGTTAGATTTGCGACACCCAATGCGTTGATGTTCATATCAGAAGTTGATTCAGCATAGAACTTCTTGCTCTTCATGCGAATATCGCCAGTGACAGAGAGATTGTAGTTTCCCCCAACCTCGATGTTCATATTGCCACCAACTTTTAGATTACAATCGCCGCCTACTGTGACTGAACATTTACCGTCGATGTAAACATAATCTGAACCCATGACTACAGTGTAGTGATCCTTCTGTACTCTTTCTATTCGATTACCATCTGTGTCAATCTCAATATACGATCCATTTCTATGAGCAAGATGTACTCGTTCTTTTCCTGGCGTATCGTCAAACTCTAGAGCATGTCCTGATTCAGTTTCGAGAGCATTATTGTAAGGATACTTCGGACTGAAAGATGATTGTGGCTCGCTCCAGGTAACACCGCCAGCAGACTTTACACCTTTCTTCAAATTCTTTTTTCTTGTAGCAATAATGGTAGAATCGCTTTTGCCTCTAGACAATCGATTCGCAGTTGATTCTTTTAGGTACTTGGATTTTGGATAGGCTTCAGCTGAATCATCTGGCTTCTTTGGACGACCACTCAAGTTTCCTGGGTCGCTAAAACCGAATTGATAGTTTGGTTTCTTATCTGGTTTTCCTGGGAAAACTCCCACAATTACAGGGTTTTGAGCATTATCTCCATCAACAAAAAACCCAAAACACATATCACCTTCCTTTGGTGTATAAGTGTTTGGACTGTTGACTGGAAGAACAGGCTGCGCCCAAGGAAGTGCATCAGTTGGAATCTTTTCTTTTTTCTCTGTATGCCACCCGAAGCAACGAACACGTACACGACCGAGTTGTTCTGGGTCTTGGCGATCTTCTACGACACCAATCCACCAGATGAACCCCTCAAGTCCAATAAAATTTTTCTTTGCTCCTGGCATCACTTACCCTTCTTTGATAATCTATTCAATCCATCCTTGGCGCCTGGAACTTCTTCAGCGTAAGAGTCAGAGACCAATTCAGCAATTGTTTCAAAAATGTCATTAGAAAATTTATGGTTTACTGCAGCAACAAGATATTTACCTGTTCGTTTTTTGTCCAACTTTTTACCTTCCTTGTTTGCAGATTCAAACATAGGGAATTCGTAGTTTACAACATCTCCCGCCTTCATTTCGATATCGCCAGGAAGTGTTACTCTAATTCTAAAGTGATTCAATATGATCATATGCATTGCACGAGGCAAAAGCCAATTCTTTATATCATTGCTCTTTTCTGATGCGGTGTCATTGATTGCCAAGTATGTTCTAAAAAACGACTCTTTAGACTCAAATAAAGTTTGATTTTTAGAATTCTTGAAACTATTTACTGGCTTGAATTTGTTGATTAGATTTTGTTGGCTTTCTGCTGAAGTCAGATCATAATCAGCAAAATTGTAACTTTGATTGAATAGATCAATCATAAGCATACGCGATGCAAATGCACCATTAGGAATAGAATTGAGCATATCGAAATCATTTAGAATATCCAAGTTATCGATAGAATCTTTATTGTTTGCAGGATCTCGCTCATTATTCTTCAACTCATACTTCAATGTTTTATATGGCTTCTGTTTGATCAATGTTTGTAGTGAAGTCAAATTGAAACCATTTTTATTCTCGAAAAAGAAATAGCAAAACTTCTTTTGATCATATCCTCTTGCAGCTGCCCATTGAATTGCTTCAAATGGTCTGTAATTCGGAATAATGAAATCGAAGTTTCCAGAAGTTTGCTCTAATGATGCAATTCTGCTTGGCTCAGTTCCGAGTTCTTTGAGCAGAATATCGCTAACAACATCTCGAATCTTAGCAGACTTATATGATTTACTGACCAATATTTGCTGAGAAGAGATCATCTCATCAGAGCAAAAATGTAATGTATACGTTTGACCAGAATCAGTAGATGGAGCTCTTTGAGAGGCTTTGAAGATTCGAAATATTCTTTGTAATGGACGACCTAATCCTGGTTTATCGATACTCACCTTTATATACTCATTTCCTACCATATAGAAGTTACAAAAAACATCATTACCATCATTGATAAGAATCTCACCATACATTACGCTGGAATAGATATCTTGCCATATTTGCATTTCAACAAATATTTCTCTTAGATCTAAAGTTTGTCCACCTGAATTTATAAGTTCTAAACTTTCAATTTTGAAATCTTTAGAACCAAAAACTCCTTCGGCATTACTTGCATCAGCCATTGTTCATCAATGCTCTAAATTCATTCTCAACACGATCAACGTAAACAGGATCTAATAATCTTATACTTCTTTTCTTTTCGTTTTCTTCAAATTCGAATGTATAAATTGATACTGCTTTATGTTTGGTAACAATCGATAAGATATACTCAGGATAAACTGCAGTTTTTGAGTCTATTGTAAGAGAGGTGTCTGCCTCTGTTGGAAGAGAGACTTGTGGTGTCAATCGGTTTGACGTATAGTTCACTTCGTACTCACTAATGATAGACTTTTCTTTAGTTTCATTTAGCATCACACCATTGTACATAGAAGTTGTGGTCGTTTCTTTCTCATAGTGATGAACTATACTTCTTGTTTCTTCTATAGTCATACCATACTTATTTTCGATGTATTTGTCCAACACAGAAGTTCTTAGTGGCCAATCGTAATTTGGATTCATAATATTGTTGAATAGAAGAATAACCCAACTTCTATACGAATCTCCATAAACCTTACTTGCAAGAATATCTGGAGTATCTTCTTCTTTTATGTTGTACTCATATGAAAGATTTACATTGTCGACAATGTCTCTAAGAAATGTATTTCTTGCGAGAATATCTGTAACTGCGTTTATATTGATAGTGTTTTTATCAAATGTATATAAGGTTTTTGGAAAACTCTCGAAGTATTTCATTAGTAACCTTCCTCGATGAGTTTCTTGTGCATAATTTCGACTTCTTTGAATCGAAGCTGCATAGAAATTTCTACTGGTGCGCCGTCTCTAAATGCGGTCCATTGCCCAGCACTACCGTAGTTCACATCAATTCCCTGGAGAACACAGGTTGATATTTTGGGCAAATACTTATTTGGTTGGGAGCCAATTTGAAATTCAATATCAAATTCAGAAGGTGGAATAAAATAACGACCACTGCTTGATGTTGGAACTTCTGGTGCTGCATAGAAACGAAACTTCTTTATGATTGCATGAATTCGGTCAGTTTCTTTTTGATTGCGTGGTGCAAATTTGAAATCAAACATAAATTCTCTATTCTGAATATTCTTGAAGAGTAGTTCAACTTGTGGATTCAATGCAACACCTGCAGAGAATAAAAGAACGTCAGTTATTCCAGTGCCAAAGTTTCCTGTTGCTTCTGCAATTTTACCACCAACTTCAGCAAGCCCACCAGCCTTTGTATCTGCTTTTGCACCACCACCCAATCCCAAATTACCACCTTCTCTCCCTAAACTTAACAATCCTTCTTTTATAGATGAACCAGCTGCAGCAACTAATCCAGCCTTACCAAGAGCCTCTGTCAAACTGACTTGATCATAGTCATTGACTTGCTGTAGCGTGACTGTATCTGGCATATACAAAAAGATTGATGATGCGGCTCTTCGAGTTTTGCGGCTTAGATTGATAGAACCAACAATAACACCAGAAGCAATACCACCTGCTACTACTCCTGCAGCCTCACCAGCGAGTCTGGCTTTTGATCGGGCATTTCCATCAAATGCTTTTACAACATCTGCAGCAATATCACCACCATCAGAAATGGCTTTTTCTGCTCCACCTAATAAGGTAACACCAGCTCCAACACCTAATGCTTGTAAAGCAGTGAATGGATTTGCAGAACCAGCACCTGTGCCAGCAGCTCGATTTCTATCCGCAGCACTCAGTTCTAAACTAGACTTTACCTGATAAGAAGATTTTTCTTGTATACATGGTGTGAATTTGATGCAATGTAATCGCTTCTCACTATTCCCAATATCCATTGGAAATCTCAATTCTTCAAAACTATAATTATCTTTTTCTATCTTTCTTTGTTCTCCAGTGGGATCTCGAGTAATAGTTCCCTGCGCGCTTCTTTTAGCGTCTGTTGGAGATGCTTGTTGATTTGCCATCGAATAGCCCTATAAATAGTTGTATGGCTTATAGTGGTAAATTTAGTCCTAAAAATACCAATAAATATTTAGGTGACCCAACGAACATCTGGTATCGTAGTCTATGGGAGCGCCGAG